TAGATAAAGACTTAGACATGATTAGAGGATGGCACTACAACTTTGTCAAAGAAGATTTGTATTATGTTACCGAAGCTCAAGCCATTAAGAATTTCTACATTCAGATTCTTACTGGTGATCGAGTTGATAACATACCTGGTCTTAAAGGTATTGGTCCAGTCAAAGCCAGGAAGATTCTGGAAAACTGCACAACTGAGAAAAGTCTTTTCAAAGCTGTGAGTGAGAAGTATGATCATGACATTGATAAACTAACTGAACGTGGAAGGCTCTTATGGATAAGAAGAAAAGAGAAGCAATTATGGAAACCGCCAAACACTTCACGATAGGTTATGTCCAGTGGGTTGATGCTGTTGCTGATGCAGGATGGGAGGATAATTCTAAAGCTGATGTCCATCCTGTTCTAAGTATTGGGTTTATTGTTGACGAGACAAAAGATGCTATTTGTCTTGCTGCTGCAATCTCTTACGATCAGTCTAACTCTAGGATACACATACCTAAGCAGTGGATTAAAAGTATTAAGAAAGTAAGACTAGATAAATTTTTAGATACAGGGAGAAAGTCATCAAAACCCAAAGCGCAAAAGCCAAAGGCAGAAAGTTACAACAGTGGTTCAGAGATCAACTTATTGAACAATTCTCGTTTTCCAGGTCCGATGTAAGATCAACTAGCATGGGGGCTGGAGGCGAGGACATACTGTTCTCTCAAGAAGTAGGAGATCAGTTAGGTATATCTATTGAATGTAAATCAAGAGAGTCTATGGCTGTTTATGCTTTCTACTCACAGGCTGCTGACAACTGTCCTGAAGGTAGACAACCAACAGTCATTATCAAACAGAATCATTCTAAGCCTCTTGCTGTTATCGATGCTGAATACTTTGTTACTTTATTAAAGGGAACCAATGAGACACTTGATAATTCCTGATACACAATGCAAGCCTAATAACTCATTCGATCACTTAGCGTGGGCAGGTGAGTACGCTGTTAAGATTAAACCTGATGTCATCGTTCACCTGGGAGATCACTGGGATATGCCTAGCCTAAGCGTTTATGACATTGGTAAGAAGTCGTTTGAGGGTAGAACTTATCATGATGATATCGAGGCTGGTAACAAAGCTATGGATACCTTCATGAAACCTATCATTGCAGAACAGAAGAGGCAGCGACTAAACAAGAAGAAAGTCTGGAAACCTAAAAAGGTCTTTCTTATTGGTAATCATGAGTACCGCATCGACAGAGCTATCGAGTCTGACAGGAAGCTAGAGGGACTGATTGGTTATGATGATTTTAATTTAAAGAAATATAACTGGGAGGTCCGTCCTTTTCTCGATGTAGTGGTCATCAATGGGATAGCTTACAGTCACTACTTTACTTCTGGTGTTATGGGTAGACCTGTCAGTAGCCCTAATCTTTTATTACAAAAGAAACACATGAGCTGTGTCATGGGTCATGTCCAGGACAGGTCTATAGCGTTCAGTAAGAAAGCTGATGGCTCTAGGATCACTGGTCTATTTGCTGGTATCTTCTATCAACATGATGAGGAGTATCTTAATCCTCAGACTAATGGTAGCTGGTCTGGAGTGTGGGTGTTCAATGAAGTCACCAGTGGTAGCTTTGACGAGATGCCAATCAGTTTAAATTATCTAAGGAAGAAATATGGAAAAAATACTAACAGTAATTAGTTTAGGCGTAGGAGTACAAAGTTCGGCTATGGCTCTTATGGCTGCTAAAGGTGAGCTACCTATGCCTGACTGCGCTGTCTTTGCTGATACAGGGGCAGAGCCTTCTTCTATTTATTCTTATTTAGAGTTTTTAAAAACAGAGTTACCTTTTCCTATTTATGTAGTGCAGAAAGGAAACTTAACAGAAGATACTATGAAGGAAGGAGAACGATTTGCATCAGCTCCTTTCTTTATTAAAAATCTTGATGGTAGTAAAGGAATGTTAAGGAGACAATGCACTAACGAATATAAAATACAACCAGTAAGAAGAAAAGTTAGAGAGCTTTGTGGTGTTGGATTTGGTAAAAGATTTCCTAAAGGAAAATATGTCGAACAATGGATAGGAATATCTACTGATGAAATTCAAAGAATGAAACCGTCAAGAGATAAGTACATTGAGAATAGACATCCTCTTATTGAATTAAACATCAGTAGGCAACAATGCTTACAGTGGTTTAAAGATAATAACTACCCTTTACCAGAGAAGTCTGCTTGTTTCTTTTGTCCTTATAAGAGTGACGATCATTGGATAGAAACTAGAGATAGAACTCCAAAAGAGTTTGAGCAAGCAATAGCTTTTGATAAAGGATTAAGATCAACAAGCAATCCTAGAATTAAGGGACAAATGTTTTTACATAGGTCTTGTACTCCCTTAGATCAAGTAGAGTTTAAATCTAAAAAAGTAGACAATCAGATGGATCTTTTTGATAACGAATGTGAAGGGATGTGTGGGCTATGACTATAAAAAAAGTGTTAGACGATAGAGAAAAAAGATACGGTCAGTATCAGGTGGTTAGTAAGATTAGTCAGGAATTAAAATATATTATGCAGTATTCTCCTAACTATTCTAAAATGCCTGACTACATGAAGGAATCTCTCGATCTGATTGCAAACAAGTTAGCTAGGATTCTTAATGGTGATCCTCTCTATGATGATTCTTGGAGGGACATTTCAGGATACTGTACTTTAGTGTTGATGGAAATAGAAGACATGGAGAACTCAGATGAATCTCACGATTCCTGAACTTATAGAAAAATTATCTGTAATAGATGAAATAGAAATAATCGAAATGTTGGGTCTTACGTCTTTAGATATCTTAACTAGATTTGAAGATATTGTAGAAAACAATTATGACAAACTTATAGAGGAAATAGAATGATGGATTTTTATCAAGAGTATATTGCTAAGTCTCGATACTGCAGATTCGTGCAGGATGAGGGACGTAGAGAGAACTGGTTTGAGACAGTCGATAGATACATGGACTTCATGAAGAACCATCTGGAGACTAAACATAACTATGTGATACCTATGGAGACAGACTCAGAGTTACGTGAGGCTATCAAGAACTTAGAGGTTGTGCCTTCTATGCGTTCTATCATGTCAGCAGGTAAGGCTCTGGACAGAGACAACACAGCAGGGTACAACTGTAGTTATCTACCTGTTGATGATCCTAAAGCATTTGATGAGGCTATGTACATACTACTGTGTGGCACTGGTGTAGGTTTCAGTGTTGAGCATAAGTATGTTGACAAGTTACCTGAGATACCTGAGAAGTTATTCAAGTCAGACACCACTATCGTTGTTGCTGACAGTAAAGAAGGTTGGGCTAAAGCATTACGCCAGGTTATTGCATTGCTGTACTCTGGTGAGATACCTAAGTGGGACTTACGAAAGGTCAGACCAGCAGGTGCTAGACTCAAGACCTTTGGTGGTAGAGCTAGTGGACCAGCACCACTCAACGAGTTGATTGAGTTTGTAATTAACAAGTTTCAAGGTGCAGCAGGACGTAAGCTCAACACACTAGAGTGCCATGACATTATGTGCAAGGTAGCTGAGGTTGTAGTAGTGGGTGGTGTTAGACGTTCAGCTATGATCTCACTGTCTGATCTGGAAGATGACAAGATGAGACACGCTAAAGTAGGACAGTGGTGGGAAGCTAATCCGCAACGTGCATTGGCTAACAACTCTGCTGTGTATGCTACCAAGCCTGATGTCGGTCAGTTTCTAAACGAGTGGACCAGCTTGTATCACAGTCATAGTGGTGAGCGTGGTATCTTTAATCGTGAGGCTGCTGTAGCTACTGCTAAGAAGAATGGTCGCAGAGATACAGACTTCGAGTTTGGTACTAACCCATGCTCAGAGATTATCCTTAGACCCTATCAGTTCTGTAACTTGTCTGAGGTAGTGGTACGAGATACAGATACCAAGTACGACCTAGAACGTAAGGTCAGACTAGCTACTATATTAGGAACGTATCAGTCTACAATGACTCACTTTCCTTATCTCAGAAAAGTATGGCAGAAGAATACTGAGGCTGAGAGATTACTAGGTGTGTCACTGACTGGTATCCTGGACAACAAACTTATGGGAGAAACCAGTGAACAAACTAAAGCAATGCTTGAGGGACTCAGAGATGTTTCGGTTGATACAAACTTACAGCTATCCACTGAGCTTGATATCCCTGTATCTGCTGCCATCACTTGTATTAAGCCTTCTGGCACTGTTAGTCAGCTTGTTGACTCTGCCAGTGGCATTCATACGAGACACAGTAAA